CTTAAATTCATAAACTTGTTTTGATTCTACTAAATGTTGTCTAAATGATTTCATAATATATCCTTGATAGTGTATTTATTTCATATTCTTTAATTTTTCAATCAAACTGTTACGATCTGTAACAATAAATCCATCACCAGGAATATTAATACTAGTGTCTTCCGGATGTGTATCACTATCTAACTTTTGTTTTTTAAGTTGTAGTTCGATCATTTTGAGTTTTTTATCTATTTTTGCTGACTTAGCATCAATTGCATTTTTAAGCATGCTAGCTGCTACTTCAAATACTCGTCCACTGTATCTAGCTTCAACGTTCATTCCTAAATCCATTAAGTCGTCATATGCATCAGTTGCACGTTGAGCAAGTGCATCAAACTCGGAATCACTAATGTCGCCTAGTCCTTTTACTTGAGGCAATGCAGCTGATATTTTATCAAATTCTGCAATGTCTCTAAATAGAGGAGTTGACACAGGAGGAGGGGGAATTTGCACTGCTGTTTCTTTTATGATAGTTTTACTTTCTGGTAAATTTAGGAGCTCTTCTAATTTGCGTGTCATGAATTATCCTTATATAGTGTACTATTTAAGTTATTTAGAACCGTTGTGAAAAATATCATCTTCATTAATCACTCTAAATGTTAATCCATTTTGTTTACAATATGCAGTAGCTGCTGCCCATTTGGCTTGATTTTTAATAAATTGCGCTTGATTGTATTTGTTCTTTCCTACACGTTCTAATATGTGTTGACTTGCAGGTTTTATTTCAATTACTTCGTGATGTAGTTTATTGTGTTTATCTACATATTGAATAAAAAAATCAGGTAGATAAATTGTATTACGATTAGTTAGCGGATCTCGATACGGAATAGTTATAGCTTCACTGGCCCACTTTTGAACTCCGGGATTAGTATCACACATATTCATAAAATTCCATTCCCAAGAACTTCTGTAATACGGAATTTTAGTTCCAACATACTTTGCAGGGTTCTTAGGAGTAAATTTTCCTTTAGCAAATTTACGACTACTCATACTAATACATTTCTTGATTCGTAAACGTTATCTATATATGAAACTCGATAACCAATTAAACTTGTTTTTTCGCGATATGCATTGATAATTTGCGCAACAATTTGATTTAGTTGAATTGTTGGGAATGTTTTAAGTGTATCTAATAATACAAATACATTAACATTATCAGCTTTTGCTTGATTTAATAACACAATTGCAGTGGCCCTGGCACTAACAAGATCAAAGTCACGCCGTTGGAAAAAGCCAACAACTGCATCAATTTCGTCAGACGGAAAGGAAATGGTGTTTACAAAAAACTTATCAAAAAACTGTTTAATTTCAACTTCACTAGATGCAGCTGCTGGAGGTAAATTTGTAATCATTTTAAATTCCTGCTGTGTATTCTGGAGGTATTTCTCCAGTTGTTGTTGTTGTTAGATCACCTGCACCTGCCAACACTTGTGTTGCAACAGTAGTATCGGTATTATCAGTAGCTTGTGGAATAGCTATGCCTTGGTTACTACTAGAAATGACAGTTTGATATATTGCAGGGTTAACTGCGTTTGTCGACGCTGTTTTTTTAGTTGTCACAGGAGACGCAGCAACAACTGAATCGGTTGTTATAAGACCCGAAGTTCTAGTAAATGTTGGTGATGTACTAATATTTCGTGGATAATCACTAGTTATTGGCGACATAGTCCAATCGTAATGTACTGCTCCGAATCCCTCCATTTGTCCACTATCTACATATCCTGTATCATACGATACTGCTTCATATGCTAGTTTCATGTCAAATGCATGTGCAAGATTTTGAGAATAATCAATTTTACCACCAGTCCACGAGGTAATAACAGGGTTAATTAACTTGTAACTAACATACTCGTGCCTAGCCATTTGATAGATAATAATATAATTAAAGAATGGTTTTATCTGTCCAGCATACCCGTATGGACTTGTAATAAATGAAGATTTGCGAGTTGCATTTTTATTATATGCACCTTTAACTAATGTAGCATTTGGGTCATTATAATAATATTTGTAATATGCTTGCCATAATTGGTTTATTAATCCCATATTATCGTCATGAAATGCAATTTGTGCATCACTATACTTATGTTGATATTGTGCAACTTTTTTTCTATTATATTGATTTAATACATCGTGTTGAACGGTGTATGCCGGTAAGTCAACAGACTTTACTAGCAGATTAAGTTCTTCTTTTAGTGTGTGTAATGTTGCAATGTTAACATTTTTTAATGAAAGTGCTGGCCAATTAATGTTAAACGCAACATGAAATAAGAACTTGTTTTTAGGTAATAATCGAAAGCTGTCGTCCGCAAAAATCCGCGATGCATGTTGCTGGCATCTAATTTGTTCAACCGGGTCGCCTTTTAAATATTCGTTAGGTACGTATGTCATGCATATATTTATCTATTTAATAAACTGTATACTTAATACATCAGTCATAAAAAAGCCCGCTTTCACGGGCTTTTTGAACTTGTGTTTTACGGAGCAACTCCAGAGCCGCCCATAAGACTTGAACCAACTACTCTATCTGTTCCTTGTGCACCGATAGCGCCGCCGGCGGTTTGGACACAGTTGTCTGGTTGAATAGAAAGAACAATTTCCATTGCGCCAGCATCTGAGTAAGTTAATTCGCCAAATGTAGTGCTTTGGATATAACAGCCATAACATTCCCAAGTTTCTAAAATAGAACCAGGGTCTTTAAAGTTGCCTGCGTTACCACCATCTAAAACATTAATTGTCATTCTGAATTTATAATCACCTGCAGCAGCAGAAGAACTTTGTTCAAAAAAGTCAAATTGTTTCTGATTTTGTTCACCAACAACTCTGTTAACAATACCTGTTGAATCGTCACGTAATGTAACAGAAATTGGTTTCCATGTAGGTTTCCCTGCATAGTTAATTTTACTGTTGTATACGTCAATAACTTTGTTTTCAAAATCAACGTTTGGTCTTGCAGCTTTTACTACTTGTTTAGTTAATTCAGTAGTATCAGACGCAGCTAGACCTAAGCCGTCAAATGTTATTTTGAACCGGTATTTAAGTTTAGGCATTAATAAGCCTGTGTTATCAGCTCCATTAATTGGAACTGAAAAATTTGATAATGATGAAATCGTTGCCATTTATATTCTCCGTTTATCCTAATGTTTTAATTTCACCGGTATTTTTCAAACGTAGCGGAATGTAAATAAATTCCACTGCTTTTGTTGGTTCAATTGCGACATCAAGGTACAATTCGCTGCGATCAATTCTTGCAGGTGTATTATTTGTAGTATCGCACACAACAACGAAGTCATACAATGCACGTTGTCCCATTAATTCAACTAACATCGACTCTGCAGCATGTTTAATTTGTCTACGCGTTGCTTCATCATTTGGTTGGAACAAATACGGTCTAGACAACAAACTAAACTGTCTACGTAAAAATACAACTAAACGAGCAACGTTAATACGATCTAATGAACTTGCATTAGATGCACGAGTATACTGACCAAAGTTAACAAATCCAGATCCTTGAATAAATGTAATTGGATTAACTTTAATTGAAGCTAACGTATCACGTTGTCCGGTATTCAATGCAACAGTTTGCCATTCTTTGTTTTTGTCAATGTAGCCAACTGCGTCAGCATTATTAATAACACCACGTGAAGTACCAGCTGGAGCAAACCACGGATAGCTAACATTGTCATTTAACGCAATAGTACGTAACATCATGTAACTAGGCGGAACTACAATTTTATTTCCTAAGTTGTCGCTAGTAATACCCCATGGATAAAAGAATGCCATGTATTCATCACTTGCTACTAGTCCTTTGTCACCATCTTCTGATACTAATGCAGCATTGCTGCCCCAGTTACTTAAAGATGTTGCATCTGGTGTTAAACGAGCTGGTGTATCTGCAACGATAAATGCAGTAATACCGCGATCGTAGTTTAATATTTTCATTTCACCTACTAACTCTGGATAGCCAGGAGCTGCAAGTAAGTTGAATACGCGTGATTCTTCATCGCGAATTTGTTGGTTTGTGTTAACCAATGCTTGTAATGATTGAACAACTACTTTGCGTTGTGCAAAACGACCAAATGCACCTGATCCGTCTTCATTGTTAGCAGCTTCGCTAATCCATGTATTTGGATTATAGTTAACCATTGCTTCGCTGTTAAATCTCAAATTACGAGTTAATACGTTAACATAATTTTTTGCAAAACGTTTAACGTTAAATCCGCTTCTACGCAAATTCCACAATAACATACCTTTTGGATATAATTTTGGATTTGGCGCATCAAAGTCTACGAAATCAGCAGCTGCTCTATCAGCGTCGCTTAATCCAAAGCCGCCTAGTAATTCGTGAATTGTCGATGGCTCAGTTGCAACACCATTGTTGTTCCATCTTGCATCGGCAAATAAAACACCGTTTTCTGTAGTTTGATCTGATTTATCAATTAACTGCCATTCTTTAGGAAAGTTGTTATATCTATAAATCTGCGGATAATTTTCTTCGTCTGAAGTATCAATCCAAAGATCACCATCTACAAGTGCAGTTTTGTCAGATTGTAATGTTGGTCTAGATGCACTAATGATTGGACCTTTTGGATCAGTTGCACCAACACCTTGACCATGGTCAACGTTACGATACGCTCTCCATGTAGTGCCGTCTTTTACCATAATATCAACGTCGTCTCTGTTAGCATCATACCAAATTTGACCGTCTGCAGGATTACCTAATGGAGCTGAATCACTTGGAACTACAAATGATGCATCTCTGTCAGTATTGTATTCAGACCATAAACTTGCAATATATAAATCAGCAGCATTAGTTGCTTCGTCATTACTATGTTGATAGAAATTAGTAGTTAAATTAGGATCAAACAATTTTTTCAATGGTTGTCCGCCAATATCTTCAAATTCAATATCTCCGCCAATAATGTGAGAAATACGAATTTTGTTAGCGCCTACTAATTCTGCATGAACATTACTGTGTGCAGTTGGGATATTAATTTTAGTTAAGATTTCTTGAATAATATTAGCAACTGTTTCAGTAGCTGATACATTAAATGATATCGTTCTTTCAAGTAATACAGTAGAACCTAATTGGCTTTCTTTAACTTTAAACGAATAGTCACCTGATGGGAA